TTAAGTTTCTTCGGAATCAAGTTTTGCTTTTAAATCTCTTTTTATTTTAGCAACAAACGCTAAAAATGGCACGGCTAAAGCAGCAAAAAAAGTGTCTGTTGAAAAAGTAATTTCTCCCAAAAAAACTGCGCAGAAGTAAATTATTCCTGAGTAAATAGATAACTCAATTAAACGAGCAAATGCAGGATAAGTCTCTGCGATTGTTTTTAAAAACTTGAGTCCAAGAATATAAGCGAACGCTTCTAAGATTTTTTTCATAACATAAAAATAAGAAAATAAAATTATATTAGACCGAAAATTTCAACCATGTGATGGTTAAATTTTTCTCGCATTTCACCCAGAACTTTTCCGAGTTCCTTTTCTCCTAATTGCTCTTTAGCGATTTTTACAACCTCTAAAATGTCTCTGTTGTACAAATCAATAAGAGCCTTCACTTCTAGGCTTTCTATCGTATAGCCAGACTCTTTTAGACTTCTCAGTCCAACCTGTTTTTCTAGTGCAAGTTCAAACAAAACATCCTTTGTTGTGTCTTTATTTATCATTGTTTTAATCTCATCCTCCCCTCAATAATTGCTATTCTTAGATCATGTAAATTTTTTGGTGTAATCACATTACAACCTTCTTGATATTCTTCGAGTGCATTCCACTCTTTCGCTTTTGCCTCCAGTTCTTCTTCTGTCATTGGAGCAAAGTTTGTTTGTAAAATTTCTTGTACTTCTGTAGAAATCATGGGTGTATAATTAAGAATATTATTAATCATTTCGTCCGTAAAATTATTTCCTGGACAATTTTTGTAGCTCGCAAAATAGCGGTGGCCGTAAATATTGCTTTCTGGAATACCGTGTTTTTTCATAAGCCTCACTATCAGCTTCTGCAAAGATTCTATTTGTTTATTTGTTGGCTCTTCTTCATCAAAATTTCCGGTCAAACAAATTCCGATGCTTTTATAATTCATACTTTGTTGTGAACAATGTGCTCCGACATCGTTATTTTCTCTTGCTTGAATCCTTTTCCCGTCCGGCTCAATAAAATATTGGTATCCGCAGTAATATCCCAAATCACTTTTAGGAAAGCCTAATTTTTTATGATAATTATTAACAGCTTCAAGCTGAGCGTTGTTTTTCTCACGACTAACCGCCGTGTGATGGATAATGATGTTTTCAGGTTTATTCATCTGTTTAAGTGTTAACGAATTTATTTAAAGTAGTGCCAAAATCGGCAAAATCTTCCAGTTCCAAAGTAACCGAATCGAAATAATAGCGAACCATTGAGATTTGCATATTTGAAGTAAATTGCGTGGATCCTTTTTTCAAATTTAAAACCTTGCAAGTATCCCCTACTTTGATACTTTCGATGTCATATTGATTATTGATTGTCAATGCCCCTTTAATCTTTGGATTTTTATTATCTTCAACGGTTTGTGTTGCTTTTTGTGTTGCCGTTGTGCTGTCGGTAATATCCGAATCATTAATTATCTTGGTTCGGCGACCGTATTTTGTAATCGAGGTTGAATCTTCGCAATCCACATAACTGGCTAAATCCGAATCGTAATAAACTCGGACGGCATTAATAATATCTTCGGAGGATTTATTATTTTCAAATTTTTCAATATCTTTGCCTAAAGTAAAAGTATGTGTTGCTGTGCTTGGTTTTGGCTTAAAGTAAAAATATCCGTTTTGATCAACACTCCACCACACGCCGGACCCGGCTAAACCAAAAGTATCTTGAATCGCATCAAGCCATTTTTTCTTTTTAAAAGTGTAGGAAACATTTGTCCCGACATTTTCCATTGTCTCAGCGGAATAACTTAAAAGACTGTTTCCATTTATGGAATTAAAGTAATCAAGGACGGCTTGCATAATTACGGCTGGATCTTGGTTTGAGTGTGTTACCTCGTAACTCGAACCGTCCTTGTAGTAATCAAGGCTTAGTAATGAAACCAAACCTAAAACAGAAAGGCTTACGCCCTGTTTACTTGCATCAATAAACGGTGTAATTTTAGAGATAAAGCCAGTATAAACAAGTCTCCCTTTCGGATAAATGTCATCAATTACGTAAATTTTGACGATAAACATATAATCGATTGTGTCGCCTTCGCCAAAATCATCGTAAGGTAAATTCAAATCAAGCACGCATTCCCCAAAACCTCCGTCAATTTTTGAGTTAAAATTCGGGGTACTGTTAAAGTCTTGATTACTCAAGGTTCTTTTTAATGTTGTCCCGCTTGAATCATAAATCTTGACCGTGAATTTTTTATTTTTTTGTGACACTTATACTTATGTTTTAATAATATAATTAAGGACAAGATAAGGTTGCAAGTTGTTATGAGCTTCCGAAGCGTTAGTTGCTGTATTACTTCTTGTATTACCAATGCTGGTTCCACTCGCAAAAGTACTTTCTCTTGAATCTGGACTAAATTGACCATCTCCAGTGTCTTGGAATGCAAGAGGATGAGTATGTGCAGGTATACCACTTTCAGAAGACGTTAAAAGGTGTTCTTTTTCGCCCCCTGTTTCCCCCATTGTATCAAAAGAAGAATCTTCTGAATCTAAGCCAACAACAACTTTTCCTTTTAGATCTGGTAAATTAAAAGTTGTACTTCCATCACCATTCCCATAAAGTTCACCAATAAGAGCGAAAAGGTTTGCATATGTTGTTCGACTAATTTCTGACCCATCTGCTATCAACCAACCAGTAGGAGCCAAATTCCCTGCAAATTGTGATATTGTTCCTGTAGGGATATTTCCTGTAGATGGATATATTTTGACAAACTCAATGTTATCCGTCCCCACCGCTGGATCATCACTTGTACACATCCAAATAGAATCAGCATTACTTGAGCCTTCTTTTACTGCCACACTCGCATTTGTAATTTCTGCTGATTCATCAAAATCATTCCGTCTTATTGGTGCTCCCAAAGCATTAATAGTATAAATACCATTTTCTTTTGCATCTGTTTGAGCAACCAAAGCAACGTCATCATTCTCCGCCAAAACAATACCTTCTTGTGTGTCACCCGCTTTAAGTTCAGTTGCTAAATCAACATTAGAACTAATCGCAATTCTTACATTATCCTTCCAATTACGAGCTTGTAACAATGTTTCTACATAAGAAATACTTGCTTTTGTGTCTTTTAAATCTTGAATATCCAAAGCTTGCTCTCCCAAAGCTGAGAGTATTTCCTCAAGATTTTTCGACACCAAAAACAAACTCACATAATCATCCGAACCAAAAGGCTGTGGAGTGTCTCCGTCATAACCACGTTGTTTTGCAGTTAAAAAATCTCCATTCTTTGCTTTAATCAGGATTTTTTCGTAAGCGGAGATTTGTCCGCTTACTCTTTTGTTTAAAGTAACAACAAAAGGATTGATCACATATTCATCCCCATTTTGCCAAGTGTTATCAGATCCTCCGGTTAATTCCGTGGTAGAAAGTGAATTCGTATCTACAGACACGACAAAAGCATGTGAACCATCGTCCAAATTATAAATAAAATCACCGATTTGAGCATTTTTTGCACCGATACCAGTAGAATTCAACAAAATATTGCTTCCGTCTGATGTCGCATTGCCATTCATCACATCGGGGAATAAGTCCCCTTGATCTGTTTTTAACGGAATAATCAGCGTTGAGGCACTAATCCCCGAATCAAGTTGAGCATCCGCATTGTCTTTGGTTTTAAAAAGCTTGTAATCCATGTTTGAAAAAGATTAAAGAAATGATTTTTTGTATTTATAAGTCAATGTATAAGTGGCACTTACTCCGCCAACTTCCACCGTCAGAGAGTTTGCACCCACCTCAAAACTCGGGAAAAATCCCTCATAATCAACCACACTGCCATTCAAAAGTACCTCGCAGTTTTCCGCATCGATTTTTAGATAATCTCCGGCACTAATTGATTGCGTAACCTCGATTTCCTCTCCGGTTGTATTATTTTTGAAAACAACGCCGGTGACATCGCTCGCATTCGTAAAATTTAGAATAATTTGCGGAAGTGCCTTAACCGTTCCCGAGTTCCAAACTTGCTCCGTAAAATTCAAATTGGTTAAATCCGAATAAGTCACGCTATCGTAATCCACTGATTTACCGAATGGATCAAGAACAAGAAATTGCAAAGAAAAAGGCGTAAACGTTACATGATAACCTTGACGTTCCTCGAATACCTGAGACGGATTATTCAAAGTTGCTTTATATCTGCGAATTTCTCCATTAATCACAAGATCAAGTTCTGCCTCAGCCTCCGACAAAGCTTGCTTGAATTTATCCAGTTCAGCCTCAAAAAGTTCCTTGGTTGCTTTTTTGATTATTCCCGAAATAGTAATCAATTTTCTCCGCCAAAAATCTCCGTTCAAAAACTCACCGTGAGCGCGCGGTTTCATCGCCGTTTCAAGGTCACGTTGAGGTAAACTGTTGTTTCTTAAAATTTGAGAAATTACACTCTCGTTTTGTAAGCCGTAACCGTTAAAAACAATACTATCTTGAGTCTCAGCACTTGGAAAAGATGCCGGTAAGTTGTTTGAAGCCGTTGTATTAAGAAGAAAAGTATTTAGCATTTTTAAGCTCTTATAGATCCTAATTGATTAAGTTGTACCGCTCTGGCGAGTTTTCTCTCGAACTGCTGAAAAAAGTTGTCCGCATCGACTTCTTTGGAAATATGCACATCACCAAAATTTACCGTAACATTCGTTCCACTCTTAAGATTGGAAGCGACATTGCGTTGTTGAGCCGCATTAAGCACAACTTCCCCCGGTGTCAGCATCGCCGGCACCGTATCCGTCCCACGAGGCTCCCAAGAGATACCACCACTCGCGAGATATTGAGGTACAATTCCGCCGTTGGCGTGGTAAGAAACAACAGGGGCTACATAATCACCCACGCCAGCAAGATTTTGAATTAGGCTTGTTTCTGACAATGATGTTTGTGCATCGTCAATTAATCCTGTAATAGAATTCTTAACACTTTGCATTTTATTGGTTACCCATTCGATTTTTTCAGTTATCCAATCAATCATTTCTTGTACAGATTCTTTGATTGGTTCAATAAAAGCTGTCGTTGTTGTCGAGATTGCCCCCCACATATCACCCCATGCAGTATTTATTATTTCCGAACCAGCGCTAAAAAATCCTTTGATTGATTCCCACCATCCCGAAAGTATCGCAACTGTTGCCTCCCAAATTTCACTTGTTTTTGCCTTGACTGTTTCCCAGTTAGCAATAATTAAAGCAGTAAGAGCAACCACAACTGCAGAAACCCACCCCACTGGTCCTAATGCGATAAACCACGCAGAAGCAATTCTTGCAGCTTGAATGAGTGATTGTGTCCCTATTAATACCCAATTAGAGACTACTTTGTATGCTGTTATTGCCATTCTTGCAGTTAAAATACCTAAGTTTTTAATAATATTAGGAATAACTTGAATTTCGGTAATTGTTGCAGTCCATATCGCTTTTGCGGACATAGCAAGCCAACTTGCACTAATTGTAGCCATCTTAGCAATTGTTTGTGTTGTCATTGTTACAAGTGTTGGCAAATAGAGTCCTGTTATGAACCCAGCAATCCCAACAATCGCATTTTTATGTTTTTCGTAAAAATCAGAAATTGGCTTAAATAATTTTTGAATTGACGATTTTATATTTTCAACTGCCTTGCTAAAAACATCTTTTAAGTTATTCCAAAGATCGGTTAGCCATTGGCTAACCTCTTCCCAATGTGTATAAAGTCCGATTCCAGCCGTAATAAGTGCACCAATCGCCACAATTGTTAATCCAATTGGATTCGTCGCTAAAAAAATAAGAGCAGTTCCGAGAGTGCTTATTGCAGAAGTAACCATGCCAAGCATAATTAACAATGGAGAACCAACTACTACAAGAGCCAGTATCGAGCTAATCACAGTCTGTGTTCCTCCGTCAAGATTAGCGAACCAACTTGCAACACTTTGTAGCATTGTCGCTAATTCTGCGAGAGCAGGAGCAAGTGCATAAGTAATTGCAATTGAAGCAGTTTCCATTGCTGATTTTGCAAGAGTAAATTCTCCGTGCAGTCCTTCCATTTGTGTTGAAGCAATTTGCTCGGCTGTTCCGCCTGCATCTTCAAGTGTTTTCGTAAAATCTTCAAGAGCTCCGCTTCCTTGTTCAACAAGAGCAAGCATCGCAGGACCAGCACGTTGCCCAAAAATTGTCATCATATCTGCTGCACTAGCAGCAGATTTTTCCAATTGTTTAACAATTTTTGTAAATCCAACAAAATTTCCTGATGCATCTGTAACCTCAAGCCCCAGTCTCTTCATAGTCATTCCAACCTGTTCAGACGGAGTTAAAAGTCGTGTTATTGAACTACGCAAGCTTGTTCCAGCCATGTCGGCTTGAATTCCAGCATTACCAAGCAACCCTACTGCTGCTGCAGTTTCTTCAAAACTGGTTCCCGTTGCACTAGCAACAGGGCCTACATACTTCATTGCTTGACCAAGCTGTGAAAGGTCTGTATTAGAACTCGTAAATGCTTTTGCCAAAACATCAACCGCACCGCTAAGCTCGTCTGCCTCCATTCCAAAACCTGCCATAATATTTGTTACAATATCAGCTGAATCACCCATTCCTAGATTTGCAGAAGCAGCAAGACGAAGTGTGTTCGGCATTGCATCAAAAATTTGATTCACATCATTTCCCGCCATAGCTAAAAACGTTTGTGCATCAGCTGCCTCTTTCGCACTAAATCGTGTCGTCGCTCCAAGTGACATTGCTTGTTCTTCAAGTTTAGCAAATTCATCAGTAGTCGCTCCAGAAACAGCCTTCACATTCGCCATTTTTTCAGAAAATTCCACACCAGAATTAACAGCAAAACCAAGACCAGCCCCCACCACCAAAGAAGCACCTCTCATCTTATTTCCCAAATCAGTCATCGAAGAACCAACACTCTTCAGAGTCCCACTTGCTTTATCAATTGCCTGAATTACGACTTGTAAGGTTTGAGTTGACATTTCTTTTGTTATGCTAAAAAATATTTTATGTTTTTATGCTGTTATTATGAAAATTAAGTTATTTTTTCCCCTTATTGCACTTTTGTTGGCTGGATGTTCTGCAGATGAGACTTCTAGTCAGACTGTGGTTCAACCTGTATTCGATTGTAACGCTAACGGAACTGCTGCTAAGGTTGTAACTGCTGTAAATAATGTAATTTACGGAAATTCTTGGAATGATACAGAAGATGACAATTTATTCGATGGCGAATCAATTGATTTTGTTTTTGAAACAATCGATGACAATATTTGTGATTATTCTTTTTCAGCTAATCGCGAAGGAATAAAAAATTTGTATAAATGGCGTGTCAACTTAAATTCCGAAACAGTCGAACCCTTAACAGAATCAGCACGCCTTATCTCAGATTAACTTTTTGTTCAGCTCTTTTCATTTCTTTTTTTGCTTCTTTCTGAATCGCATTGTTAATTTCCCGCATTATGTCGATTGTATCGGCATTTTCATTGTCAAGCTGAGAAGGAAGGCATCCGAACATTTTACAAAACTGATACGTCTCAACATCTTCATTCGCACGCTTATTCGCAATCGCATTCAGGGCGGATTTTACTTTTTTTTTAATTCAGTTTTTTTTGCTTCTGTTACAGCGTTAATTTCTGCTTCAAGCTTTGCAATATCTTCATCTGTAAAAAGTTCTTCATCATCAAGCGTTGCTTGTGTAATTGGCTTCAATTCCTCACCAACTTTAATTTCTTCAATAACAAAAAGCATTGCTTCATATTGACCATTAACGAGCATTGCTGCAGGTACTTTTCCAGGTTTATTAAGATCTAATTCAACCTTATCAAGAATTCTGGATTGCAATTCACGACGTTCTGAACGTTTAAAAGAATCTTTAATTTTTACTTCTGCTTTAGATAATTTGATTGTTTGGCTCATTTTTTTTAAAATAAAGAAATAATAATTTAAAATTTCTCCGACGATGCTCCCACTAAAAACACCGCCGGATTTCAGATTTTGGATTAGTAACTTGTCGCCGTATTCACAAGCACAGCTGAAATCATCTCTCCGTCATCCACGGAAAATTCTGCCTCAAAACCGATTGTTTGCGTTGGCAGTCCGTCAAGGTCGTTACTTCTGTCCCACTCTTCGAGAACAACACGAGCAAGATCAATCGTGATTGACGGATTACTTGCAGAACCGATTGTTACATCTGTATTCTCGAGAGTAAGACGAAGAGCTTTTGTCGTTCTTGCTTCAAAAAGGTCAAAATAAGTCTCATCCTCATATTTAAGTTCAAGATCTCCTGTAACCCTAAAAGTCCCATTATTAATTGCCTCTGGTTCTTTAGAACCGAGCTTGTAGCTCGCTTCTGGGTTTTTCTCGATATTAAGTTTGCAGTTTTTAACGGTAATTGCACTTGCAGAATCAAGACTGCTTAAATCATCCGCAATTTTTACGCTGATATGATCAGGCACAAAACGATTCTCCGAAATTCGCGAAACGGTTTCGGTTGCGTCTGTAAGTGCTTTCGCAATAAATGTCGCAGAAAATTCTGCATATTGTTCTGCGTTCGCTTCAATTGAAAGCGTATTGAGAACTGCGTAAGGTGCAGCTTTCGTACCAACGCCGTCTTTTCCGACAATAGTAAGAGCCGGATGGTCGTTATCTTGCTTAACCGAAAACGTGTGTGTATTCACGCCTGCTTCAGGAGAATCAGCAGTAGTTGAAACTGAACCAAGTGCAGCCAGAAGCAAAAGCCCAAAGCTCCTGTCATACACAATCCCCCCAAGTTCCGGCTCACTCCATTTTTTAGCAATATCACTGTGAAACGGAGTTTCAATTCGTCCACGTGCGGACTCATCTTTGATAGAAGCTATTTTTGGATTAAGTTTTGCCGATTTGGTGTCCAGCCAATAAGTTGGCGTAACAGCAGTCCCCTTGGGTAATTCTTTCCCGATTCCAGCGGCGTCGAGACGCCCGATTTGTTGAGTCATAGTTAGTAGAGTTTAGAAAATAGAATTTAAAATTGTAGCTAGCTAATGGCTAAAAGCCAATGACTAACGGCTTGCCTCAAGATATTTCTTTTGAGCCTCTTCAATTGAAGATGCTTCAATCTTGGTTCTGCCATTGTCGAAGTAATAAGGCTCTGTTTGTGCTATCTGTTTTTTCTGCTCTTGAGCCGTAGCGGTTTCCTCCGCTTTCGTTTTTTTAGTCATGATTTATGGAGTTATAGAAATAGATTTTTTACAGATTATCTCAAGTTCAGCAACACGTGCCGTACCTCCCGCAATATCCGCATAGCCCCAATTTGTGGGAGCTGAAGAAACGGGAAAATCAACGGCACCCGAAAGTCTGCCACTTGAATCGAGTGCATCAATAATGTCGTAAACTGCTTTTCGAAGGTTATTCTCTACATTCGCAGCATTATTCTTTCGCAGGTAATAAACTCTTAAAATAAAAGTGTATGTCCTCAGGTCTGAACCTGTATCAAGCGTTGTCCCTTCGCTACTCTTCGGTGTGATACACACCGCCGGAAAACTTTCGAAATCCGCTGTTTCGTATTCGTGTACTTCCGCAATCGAACTAACCGAATCGATTACCACTTTGGTTGCCGCTGATAATGAAACAATACTCATTTGACTGCCATTCGGTTAACAATATTTTCAAGTGCTTTTTCAAAAAACTGATTAACTTTTGATTTGGTTTTGTTCACAGCTCTATCCATAAATGGATTTGCTTTAGTACCTTTTTTGGCAATGCTTTTGGCTACTGCATAAGGATTTAATCCTTTCTTCGTTGCCCATTTATGAATACCCTTTCCCTCTTTTACAGGTGGATGATGAGGTTTCGTGCCCTCATGTACGCAAATTGCGTATTTTTGCGAGGCACGAATAGGTAGAATCGTTCCCCTTAACCCTTTTACATCTGAATAAATATTCTGACGCAATTTACCATCATCTACTGGAGCTTCACGCTTCACTTGCCCCCTAATTTCAAGCGTTGCTTTCTGCACGGCGTTGCCTATTTCCTCTTTTGCAATTCTTGGAGATTTTTTTAGTGCAGCTTTAAACTCTTTAATCCCTTTGATTTCTACCTTGATTGACTTCATGCTTGAGGTAAATAAATGTACAATTCAAGGTGAGGATTGCTCCCGTAATTGTGCTTACGAATCCCTTTAATTCTGTATTCCGTCGAATCCACAACGACTTTGTCACTCTCAGTCGCTGCCACAATCGGAGTAAAAAGTTTATAGCCTTTTGCAAATTGTGCTTCGGAAATAGCTTCATCTTCATTACTCATAGGTTGCAACATTCCTTTTGTCGTAATGTCTGCAGACTCTGAATAACTGCTTTTACCGCCTGATTCGTTCAAGTGATAAATTAAGACGGTGCTGTTAAAATGTGTTAAAATCATAAATTAGGGTTACGATAGAGATTCAAGATTCCTTTAGCATGCGGCGAAGCTTGAACATCAGCGTATGTAACAGAATAACTTCCAATACTCTCTGATTTCACTGCTACGGTCTTGCTGCGGTTATAATTAGCTACTACAATTTCAATACAGGCTTGTGCTAAATCAGCCGGAATCGTTGCATACCCTGCCTTGTAGCTGATTTTGATATTTTTTCTCCCTTTCGGAAAAATCGAATAATAAATAATGCCTTCATCGTAATAAATCTCGCAGTCGTCAATGCTTACCGCTGTCTCCGTACCTTTATCAATAAAAGAGATAGTCGGTACGTCTTCTTCTGCTTCAGAAATTGGGAATTGTCTTAAAACTAGCTCATCATCACCGTATCCGTTGTAGTATTCGTCAGTGTATTGTGTAAGTGCGAATCTGCGGTCGCAATAACTTTCTATATAATCGGTTGTCGCATTGATCAACCTTGTTAAAATGTCATCATTTGCCGAATCAGTAATCCCCAGTGTTGTTTTAACTTGTGCCAGCGTGCAAAGTGCGTAGCTGTGAATTGTTTCCGCCATTTAATTCAATTAATGATAATAGACTCGCCAACTCCGTCCCCACTACAAACGGAGCTGGTGAAGCAATTATTTTTGTATTTTTGTCTTCGGAGCATTTTTAATCTCCTTATTCTCATTTGGCTCTTTAATATCCTTAGTTTGCTGTTTTTCTTTCGCTTCTTTCTCTGCCTTGGCTTTTGCTTCAGCTTCTTGTTTTTCTTTCGCTTCTTTTTCGGCTTTCGCTACAGCATTTGTCTCTTGGATAATTTTTAATGTTGCTTCTGCAGCCTTTCGCTTAATTTCTTCTTGTTCATCGACAACAAGGTCACCCAGAGCCTTTGCCCTGTCTGCTGAAATTTCGATAATTTCTCCTTTTTTATGCGTTGTTCCACCCTCAAAAATTGGGTTAGAAACAACTTTTACTTTTATGAGAGTCATTTGAAATTAATTAAAGGATAGTTATATACGGGGACGACCAAATTATCGCCCCCTTTGAATTAGAGGACTAAGCATCCTCATTTGTTACCGGCTTTGTTTCAGGTTTTCCAAGTAAACAAAGTACGGCTGTAGCTACTTTTGGTGTATCAGTTCCACCAATTGTAGAATAAATGCGGAGATAACGTTTACGTCCAATCGCAAGATTAACTCTTAATGTCGCCAATTGATTTGCTGCTGTAATTTGCGTAAATGTCGCCCCTGATACATCTGACCAAGTTGACCCGTCGTCTGACTCTTGGATTTTTACGTCTAAAGTCGGACTAGTTCCATCAACAGCACCTGTTGATAAGACAAAAAGTGCATCGTCAAATCCTAAGCGGTCAATTGTTAGACCTCCTGCACTTGCGGCAACATCTGCCGGACGAAATGCTTCAACTGCCTTAACGGCTTCTTTGATTGTTTCCATTTTTAAATTTGTTTAGAAGATAGAAAATAAAAAGAGAGGGGTGAGACACCCCGTCCCAAAAAACTAGGAATTAGAAGTCTTTAACACACTAAGAGCTTCACCTTGTTCAACAAGGATTCCTGATCGAGTTTTGAATCTGAAGCGTCCCATGTCGTTTTTAAAATCGTCTCCTGATGTATCACAGAATTTAACTTCAAGATCTTCTCTCGAACCAAGCGAAACAGAACGACGTAGATTACCAAAAGAAAGGAATTTAGTTGATGCTGCAGATGCACTTGGCATTTTGTCGTGAAGCTCAACCGGATAACCCAATAAATAGGCTGGTTTTCCTTCTCTTGCACTTGTCCAGATTGGTTGATTCGCTGAATCTTTCATTTTTTCTACATGACCGATAACAGAACGGTGAGCATACCATTTAGCCCCAAGAAGAGCTGCCGTGATAACAGCATTTTTCAAATCCACCAAATCATCAAAAGAAAGATCCGAGAAAGCGGTTTTACCTGACCCCATCGTAACAACGTTGACATCAGAACTATTCAAAACTCCGACAAAAGGATTTGCCCCTGAACCAGTACCATTAAAGAGAGCATTATCTTCTTTTTCTGAAATCGCAAGAGCTGCATCTTCAGCAATTTCTGAAACGATGTTGATTTTTACATCAGCAAGTAATTCATTGGTCGTTGGAATTAAGGCAGCAAGCTTTTTAGCATGCAACGATAATAATTTGAATTTTAGAGAACTTTCAGAGATTTCTCCCCCTTCATTAACCCAGTAAGCTGTTGAACCAGTATGCTTTTTAGGAATATCCCTCTGTGTTCCACTCATTTGGCGAATACGACATTCTCGACGAGCAAGACCATAATCATTCGCTAGTTTGATTACCTCAGCTGTAAACTCGGCAGGCACAAGAAGTCCTCCGTCTTCTCCAATTCCTGCAGAGAGACCTTTTGCAATTGATGATTCACCTTGCATAATCGAACGGAAAAAGTGCTTAACACGAAGAGATTTAGCATATTTACGAGCTTCTTCTTTTCCAATTGACTTACAATTCTCAAACATCTTACGTTCTGCATCAGATGCAAATTCGAGTTTTTCGAGTTTCTCGGCATTTGGGTCGTCAGGAGAACCGAAGATTCCGTATTTACGCTCGATTTTTCCCATACCTTTTTCTTTCATTCCTTTTTCGATAGCACCCACAATTTGATCAGCAAATTCTTTTGCATTCAGTTCTTTTTTTCCAGTTGAAACACCTACAGCCTGTTTAGCTGTTTCAACTGCGGCAAGAGCTTCAGCGACTTTTTTCGCTTTTGCTACATCCTCGTCTGTTCCTCCAGCGGCGCGGATTTCTTGTTCGCTTGCGCCTTTAGCGATTAATTCTTGAAGATTCATAATAAATAAATTTAAAATAAAAGAATATTATAATAATTTAGCCACACTTTCGCCGATGGCTTTGGCGGATTCAGAAGTAAAAACACTTTCGGATTTTTCTTCTTTTTTTTCATGCTGTACCTGTTTTGCAGGTATAGCCTGATTATTATCAGCAGTTTTCTTTTCAGGAACACGCTGATTGAGTAAAGCAACAGCTTTTTGGCTGGTGTTTGTTATCATTTTTAGTTCGTCTTCTTCGTCTTCTACCTCAAGCAGTTTTTTAAGTTCAACAAAATTTTTACGATAAGATTTCAATAGATTTTCCATTCCTTCGAGATTCTCTAATTTTTCTTCAACTGCCTGCAAAGCAATTCTATGTTGATTACCGACAAGTTTTTTTGCTTCTTCCAGTTTCTGCTCGTCGCTTTGTTCATCATTGCCTCCATCACCTTCCTCTTCCAATGTTCTGATTTCGAAAAAATCACGTATTTCATCCTCAGTATCTGCGATTCCGTCTTTAATAGCTTTTTTTAATGCTTTTGGATGAGCAGGAACAACCACCCCAGAAGCCTCAAAGAGTTCCCATTCATAAAAATGAAAACCATTTGTTTTTTCATTAAATTCCTTACGAATAGGTCTAAAACCGATTGAAACAGCATTTAAATAGCCATCTCGATAAAGACGAAACGCTGTTTCGGCCTTTTCATGAAGCTGTTCGATTCCAGCAAATTGGGCTCTTCCAAGCACTTCATCTTTTTCTACCCAAATTTTAATCCATTTAGCGATAGGGAAATTCTTATACTCATGTGCCCAAGGCATTACTGGGTTCTCCATGAAATTTGATTTATCCATACCTTTAACATAAACAATATCTCCATATCTATCGGGAACTTGTTTAGTTAAAACAAAGTCAATTGTACGCTGTTTTTCATCAACAGATTTAATTTTGACGGTAACTTGTTTACGAATTTTTTTCATTTTATAAAAAGTTAAAAAACTAAGGTAACATTGTGCAACGACAATTAATGATGTTATGCGGACTTCCTGCAGGGTCTCCTGGATAATCCAAATATTCTCCGTCCACAAGAAACTTATCCTTGGTTCCCACTTTTTGACCGTCAGCACCTTCTGGGAATGAATGAACATGACTTTCCCTTCCTCTTCCGTCATCCGTCCCTAACCATTCTTTTTGAGTTACCCCTGCTTGCTCGTACCCCATCATCGTCCCACCATTGAATGCTTTGGTTGTTTCGGTTCTCGCAATCATTAAAGCTCTTTCTTTTTTGGCTTCTGTGAAAACTTCCTTCACTCTATCCGCTAATTCATCCGAACTTTCACCCTCTGCCACACCAGCTTCAAGGACTTCTCTCAATTTTTCGATTGTTGTTTGATTTACTTCACGAGCAAATTTTATCTGCATTGTTGCAATCATTGTCCGTACGTCGGAACTGTCAAAATCGAACTCTTTTTTATTCGTATATGAATATGATTTTCCCAATCTTTCAAAAACAGATTTTCCACCGTCCTCAATAATCACTTCAAAAATTTGTGTTGTTTCTTTGATAAAAGTGAGTGACTCTTGGTCTTGTATTAGTAATCCACCCACATCAATCTTTTCTTTGTCTTTTTGTGCCATTAAGCGAGACATTGCTCTCTCCTGCTGTTTTTCGAAAAGTTCATTCATTTTCTTCTTAAATCTGCGTTCGTGCACACCATGTTTACGCAAATGTACTGCTTTTAGGTGTTCACGATTCTTTTTTTTCTTAACTTCCAATTGTTTTTTTGAGTCTGAATTATTCTCGTTATTCTTCGCTTCTGCAGAAGGACTAACTACATCACCCAATGCAATCTTGGAGTAAGGTACAAGGATTACATCGCCATTATCTACAGGATCAAGGTTACGTTCTTTTCGTGCCTCGTTAATCGTCATCCAGCCATTCGCAAGTCCATTTTGTATTTCGTTCAGTTTCGCTTCGGAATTTTCAGGAACAGGATCATCGAAAGTAAATTTTAAGTTTTCGTCATTGCCGAACAATGGCAAATAATCAATCGTCAGTTTTTCGCAAAATCGCTTAATTCTAGCGAGCAGTGTATAACGTGCAAAAATGTAAATACTCGCCTCCATACTTGCCCGATTGACTTCTTCGGTCATTCCAAGTAAAGACTTAGGCACACGATAATTAGCAATAATCTTGTCTCGAAGCGATTTGCCCTGCTCTACAAAATCCATATCTTTTTGAGAACGAGGGAACTCATGAACCTTGCCATTTTCATCTTCTATGATTCCGGCTTTTCCGTTATTTTCCTCACCGCCATATTCTTGCTTCCATCGACGTTTAAATCTCTCTCTTGCCTCTTTTTTCATTTTGCTAATAAAAAGCAAAAAATCAGGACGAGCCGAGTTTTTAAAAAAGTTTCGGTTCCACTTAGAAGCGGTCATATCCGTGTCAACCGAAAAAGCTGTCGCCATTGAAGGAGCCGCTCCATAATGTAAATCACGAGGATTAACCGAACGAAAATGCACAATATGTAAAGGGTCAATTTTGGTTGTGTATGTACCAACGCAATACTCGTAATAACTAATTTCGCCGTAATTATTCCGTTTTATTTTTACTTTGGTCGGATCAAGTGGCATAAGTTTCGTTGGGCTATTTCTGCCTGTGAATCCGTCCGCCAAAAGGTAACCATTGCCGACTAATTCTTGATGAATTTGGATTGTCTCCCTTAATTCCGACCCCGAATGAATCCCGTTTGGCTTATGCAATAAATCCATTGCAGGATGTCCTAATACTTTTTTCTCTTCTCCTGTCTTTGAATCAACACGGACAAGATGAATGTTTATATTCGCAATCTCACTGGCTACCACGCCCACTGCCGAGAAAAGCCACTCATTCTGATTAAAAGCCCTCAATACGTCATCATTTCCCCATTCCGCCGTAACTACCCCATAATTAGAAGCAATCAAAGGCACATCCGCTGATTTGATATAGCCAAGTTTTTCCGCTATGGAATCAATTATTTTCATTGAATAAGTTAAATATCAATTACTTAACGACAAGTCCGATTAATGCGGTTAAAACCGCTAGCATTACAACGGTTATTCCTGTTTTTGCGAATGTCTCAACCCATTTACTCGCACATCCTTTTTCTATTTTCCCGATTTTTTCCTTAATAAACTCAATATCTTTCCCCATTTTTGCGATTAAAACTTCTAAACTTGTTTCTGGCATAATAAAAAAAAGAGTTGTATTATTAATTCCAAAATACAACTAAAAAACCTCATTACAAGTCACTTGCGGTAAAAATTACCGCATTTTATACACGAACAAACAGCTTAATAAAGGTAAATTGTCTATATCAAAAATAGTGCTAAGAGACACTTTTTTTCAAAAACAACAATAAAAACAAAAAATGCCTTTAAATAAACATTAAAGACACTTTTTAAAATTAATTTCAGTTTTTAAGTAAATGCTTTTTCTTTTAAATAACTAGACATATTTCTATATCCGTTTTTAACAGCCAGTCTTTTAATCGCATTTTTTTCACTTGTCAAAACCCTAATCCGAATAACAGTTGGCTTGTCATTTTTACTTTCTGCTTCTTTTTCCAAAATATAATCAGGAAGATGCAAAAGTAATTCTGGTAAATCTTCATTGTCAAACACCTGTGAAATCCAAGCAGATGGACACTCAACTTTTGTCGTAGAATCATCAACCTTTGTTAATTTATAAGTATGTTTTTTGTTGTTTAGTGTTAGAGAATACTCAACTGTAGTTACATTGTTTTTCATGTTAATTAAATTAAGATGCTAAAAATGTTTAAATTTTACAAAAAATACGTTTCAATTACTTTTTTTGCCTCTTTCTTGTAAATCTCTTTGCAATCGTTGTTGTGAACAGGAAAAACCAATTCAATTCTCAAGTCAGATTTTTTAAATCTGATATGACTACCTTTGCCCTGAATTTTTTCAAAACCAAATCTAAGTAGAATTTTTTCAATTTCTCCAAATGTCAAAGAAGCAGGATTATTTAAAAATTTTAGAACAAGCTTTTCCTGTTTACTCATTTTGATTTTATGAAGAAATACTTTGTAGTTACATTTTATATAAACGTAGTCACAAAGTCAATAATATTTCAATCAATCAAACCTTAATTTCTATTTTTTGACTTACTCTCATGCGAAAAGCTCTAAATGAACGCTCATTCTCGATGAATAATTTTCGCATAATTTCATCTTGTGAATATCTCCGCTCATACCAATAAACAACAAAAGCTCTTTCCTTCAGTTTTAGATTCCTCCAGGACTTCTTTGATATTGTTTTTGGTCTTTGCATTAAGTTGTTGAATTTTAATTTTAAATAAAATAAATATCCGAATCCACTTTTTTATTCCCAAAGGTCAAAGTAAGCGAATCTTCATTGTCAGGGCTTCGTCCGATTCGTTTCACAATATCTTCTTTTTTTTCGATGATTAGACGGTCGCTTGTGTCTTTCTTAAACTTGATGTCAGGCAAGTGTTTGAAATCCTTTATATTCTCGATTTTCCCGCCTTTTTTTACCCAGCGCCTCACCCTAAAATAGTTCTCCGCCCTAACATTGGCATATTTTTCCGAATCTTCCGCACTTCCGGCATTCGATATTGGATTTATATCTGCCAAATCTTCCGTATGGTAAACACAATAATCCGAAAGCCCCCTTCCAATTCCAGTATCATCCAGAAAAACATCTTCCGCCTCTAGTTCGTACTCAATCACAAAATCACGTACAATCTCGACGTTAATATGCGTATCAATGGACTTATGACTAAGTAATTTTTTGGCAAAATTCCCTTTACGCAAAGTAAAGGTTGATTTATCGCCTCCACCCCCCACGTCGATCCCTAATTTTCCTCCCATAAGTTGATCCTTTTCAATCTCGGAAATTTCACATTTATCAAGATCAGATTGTGATACCAATACTCGGAAACCTCTCTCGTCTACAACATTTTCATCTGGAAATTTACATTCATAATATACATCAAAAAACTCTTCCTCTCTCATCTCATCAATAAAATCTTCGTCATACCGTCCCTCAAGTAACGCTTGCTTATAATCGATAAAAAGCTTCGTGTATCTCTCACCGTTCCAAGTTTTAAAAAAATGATTGCGGTAAAACGGATTTCCGATTTTAAGCAAAAAAGTGTCTTGATACGCATAACCTCCCAACATACGAATCACTGAACTCATCAGCTTATCATCAATCAAACTAGCCTCATCAACAATAATTCTGTTACCTCCGAAACCCATTGCAGATTCAATTGATTTCTTCCCGTTTCTTGCATCTAGCGTTAATGTTTGCACCCCTCCTCCTCTCAACCACGTAATTTTATTTTTACTTCTTTCTCTCTTTAATTTTTCCATTGTTGACTTTGAATCCAGTTCCAATTGGGAAACAAATAACTCATGGTCAAAAATATGATCAATAACGTAGCCCATGATAATTTTTGCTTTCTTTTCCGAAGGCGCAAGAATGTTAAACATCTCCTTTTTCGAGACACTGCGACAAATCACCGCCAAAGCAATTGTGAAAGACTTTCCGTATTGCGTTGAGCAAAGCACCTGCACACGTATTGCAAGCTGGAAATACACACAGGCAAAAATCAAAGCTTGTCCGTCAGATAACTCAATAGGCTTCTCATTCAACTTGAAAAACTTTTTAACAATCTTTTTGGATGTTTTGATTTCCCACCGATATTTTTCAATTTCTTTTTGGATATCCATCAGCAAGTTTGGCTAAAAAATCTAGTGCATCATTGATCCTGTTTTTTGTTTCTCCATCATCCACTGAAGCCTCCTCTTTCTCCACGTACCCCCGCCCTTTTCCCTTTGTTTTAAGAAAAAAGATAGTTGCGGGAGTATTTTTTTCACTTATCTGTTTGTACAAACTGCTTTCCGCAAAATCTAAAACTATCTCGGGTATTTCTTCGACTTGTTGCCGAAAATAAGGATCAGTTTTGACCCATTCGTAAAAAGTACTCCTGCTCACTCCTGCATCCTGACAAGCCAACGAAACCACACCAAGTCGATTAATTAAAGCTTTCAACATAGCGTTCTTTTTAAGCTGTGTGCGTGCCTGTTCATCGCTAAAAGGAATTAAGCTGTTTTTCTTTTTTGTCTGTTTTGTGTCCGATTTTGTCCGATTTTTACTCTTTTTTTTCATGCTTTTTTATCTTTTTGATAATTATGTTTTTGTACGTTTCCTGTGATCATAAACTAAAGGTAATTTAAGGGATAAAATTTTCTTTACTGTCTCGATCATGTAGATCCTCGCTCGACAATCAAACTCATCACTACCATTCACAAAATTGTCCGCTCGGTCTTTCATTTCCTTTATTTCTTTTGGTGTTAGTGTTTCCATGGATTTATATATTTAATAATTCAGGATTTTCGGAGTTTTAAAAAACTCTTTCAACGATTCACACTCACCCTCTTCATGCACCTGCCCTCACCAACAACAAAATTTTTTCATTATTTCTTAAACTTAAAATAAAACTTCTTGCCTCAATCGATTCTCGCAAATTTCACAGTATTTCTTTTCTTTCTCTATTAAAATAAAATTACGTCCCAAATCCTTACAAGCTCTTGCTGTTGTACCGCTACCACCAAAACAATCTAGGACAAGATCACCTTTTTTGCTCCCAATAGTTAAATACTTTTTAATCAATTCAATTGGCTTTTCTGTAGGATGTCCCCACCTTGAAGGATTAATTGGTAAAGAAGTTATTTTTTTCTTTAATTCAGCATTGCCTTGAAAACAAGCTCCTTTCTCTCTTATATGCACACAATATTCAATATCACTCCTCCAAACCCCATTTGCAAAAGGTGCTGAGTTTGTTTTATTCCAAACTAAAAGAGTTGTAATAAACCCCTTGTTTTCACTCCATTTCATAATCGAACTAATCTGTTTATTTGAGCAAAAACAAAAAAGATTCATTTTTTTACAAATTCTTTTAAATTCGGTAAAAATATTTTCCAGATCAAAACCATTTGTAATTTGCTCATATTCATTACTGTTAAACTTGCCAAGATACATTATTTTGCTTTTCGATGGTTTACTGCTATCTAACTCGTAGGGAGGATCAGTCAAAACCAAATCCACACATTTACTAGGCAAATCTTTCATTACTTCTAAACAATCCCCATTTGTAACTTTATTTAAAAA